GCAAGAACTTCAACTTCTACGTCGACGGCAAGGGTTTTGCTGGCAGCGTAATGTCCTTCACCGCCCCCAAGCTGTCGCTGAAGACCGAGGACTTCCAGGCCGGCGGCATGCTCGCCCCGACGGAGATCGTGCTCGGCCACGACAAGCTGACCGCCGAGGTCACCTTCGCCTCCGATGACGCGGAGATCATGTCCAAGTTCCACGTCATCGAGAGCAAGGAGTATGGCTTCACCGCCCGCGAGGCGCTGGAAGCCGACGATGGCTCGGTCACTTCGGTCGTGCACAACATGCGCGGCAAGGTGAAGACCCTCGACCGCGGCGAAACCAAGGTCGGCGAAAAGGGCACGGTCAAGGTCTCCCTGGCGCTGAGCTACTACAAGCTGACCCATGGCGTGCAGGTCGTGCAGGAGATCGACGTGACCAACATGATCGCCCGCCAGGGCGGCGTGGACGCACTGGCCGGCATCCGCGGCGCCCTGGGCATCTGATTCCCGGCACCACTTCGACGTACACGGGGGCGCACAGCGCCCCCGGATCCACCGCAACTCCATCGACATTCGGGAACACAGCCATGTCCAGCAAGACCAAGACCACCACCGACACCGTCATCGAACGCGACGGCTATGCCGAAATCACCCTCTCTCGCCCGCGCCAGGTCAATGGCGTGGACACCGCCGTGCTGCGCATGCGCGAACCGACCGTGGAAGACATGGAGCGCTACCAGGACGACAAGGGCACCGACGCCCAGCGCGAGGTGCGCATGATCGCCAACCTGTGCGAGATCGCACCGGATGACGTGCGCAAGATGCCGCTGCGCGACTACGCCCGCCTGCAGGCCGGCGTCGCGCTTTTTACCACCTGACCCTGCCGCAGATCAGGCAGGGAGCGCTCGCCCTGGCCGGCCATACCGGCTGGGGCCTGCGCGAGATCATGACGCTGCGGGTGTCGAAATTCATCTGGTGGATACAGGGATTGCCGGTACATGGCGAGTAACGTTCAAACGACAACGATCACGATTGGCGGCTCGGTTTCCCGATCGTTGCAGGACGCACTGTCCTTCAGCAACGATGGCCTGAAGCGCCTCGGCGATGAAGCCGACAAGCTCGAGCGCAAGCTCAATGTCATGGGCAGGTCGAGCAACCAGTTCGCCCGCATGCGTGCCGAGGCCGATGCGTTGCGCGCTTCCCAGGAAGCATTGCAGCGGATCGAAGACAAGCGCACGGCGAATCTTGAGAAGCGCGAAAAGCTGGGCTCGGCGTTTGGCGATGCGCGCGGCATGCTCGGCAGCGCCATCACCACGCTGGCCAAGCCGGTGGAGAATGCCGCCGGCTTCGCGCGCGAGAATCAGGCCATCGGCAACGCCGCCAACCTGACCCGCGCCCAGGTCGCTGCGCTGGGCCAGACCATCCTGGCTGAATCCAGCCGTACCCACCAAGGCGCGGGCGAACTGCAGCGCGCGGTCAGCCAGCTGGTCGCCGCAGGCCTGGATGCGCAGACCGCACAATCCAGCTTGGGCGCGATCGGCCGCACCACCACCGCTACCGGCGAGAGCATCGACGACGTCACGTTGGCGGCGTCGGGCCTGCAGCAGGCGCTGAAGATCAATCCGGCCGGCCTGCAATCGGCGCTTGATGTGCTGGTGGTGGCAGGCAAGAACGGTGGCCTGGGCCTGAAGGACATGGCCGGTGCACTGCCGGTGCTCGGCAACGCATTCCAGTCGCTGCAGATGCACGGCAACGCCGCCGCCGCCACCATGGGCGCTGCGCTGGATGTCGCCCGGCAAGGCGCCGGTGGTGCCGACGAAGCGGCCGGCAACATGCAGCGCTTCATGGCCAGCATCCTCTCGCCCGACCTGCAGGCACGCGCCAAGAAGGGCTTCAAGCTGGACCTGCGCAGGATCATCAGCGAAGCGCAGAGCAGCGGTGGCAATCCGTTCGACGCGGCGATGCAGGCGATCATCCAGGCCACCGCCGGTGACCAGACGAAGATCGGCAAGCTGTTCGGCGATGCACAGGCGCAGAACTTCGTGCGTCCGATGATCCAGAACTGGGATGAGTACATCCGCATCCGCGACAAGGCGCTCAACAGCTCGGCGGGCACCACCGACAGCGGCTTCGCGGCCAAGCTGCAGACCGACCCGGAAAGGATCGAAGGCGCCAGGATCGCCGTGGACAACCTGTCCAAGGCCTTCGGTGCCGCGCTGCTGCCGGCCGTGGGTGAGGCGGCGGTGAAGCTGACCGAACTGCTGAACGGCGTTGCGTCGTTCGTGCAGGAAAACCCGAAGCTGATCGCCAATACCACCCAGGTCGTAGTCGGCCTGATGGGCATGCGCACTGCGGTACTCGGCGTGCGCTATGCGTGGACGTTCCTGCAGGGCCCGATCCTGGCGGTGCAGAAGGCCTTCGAGCTGTTCCGCGGCGGCAGCCTGCTGGCGCAGATGGGGCAGTTCGGTCCGACGGCAATGCGCCTGGCATCCGGGTTTCGCGTGCTCGCGACCGCCGTCGGTGCCATCGGCGGTGGTCCGATCACCATCGCCATCGCCGCCATCACCGCCGGCGCACTGCTGGTGCGCAAGTACTGGGAGCCGATCAAGGCCTTCCTCGGTGGCGTCTGGGATGGCCTCAGCGGCGCAGGAACCGCCGCCATGGGCGAACTGATGCGCGCCGTCGAGCCGCTGCGCCCGGCATGGGAAGCGGTCGGCGGGCTGCTGGGCCAGGCATGGGACTGGCTCTCCAAAATGCTGGCTCCCGCGCAGTACACCGGCAACGAACTTTCGCGCGTAGCGGAGATCGGCAGCTTCGTCGGCACGGTGCTCATGGAAGGCCTTCGCATGAATATCCAGCTCATCGGCGGGCTGATCCAGTACGTCGTCTGGATGGGCAGCGTGTATACGACCGTGGCCAGCGCGATCGGAGACGGAATGAGCATGACATGGACGTTGATCAAGTCCGGCGCAGAATTCCTGTTCGACTGGCTTGCCGAAAAACTGGAGTTCCTCGCACCGTACATCGAGAAGCTGATGGGCTTCGTCGGCGGCGGGCTGGGCAAGGTCAGCGAACTCGTCGGCAAGGGCATGGACTTCGGGAAAGAGGTGCTTGCTGGCGGTGCTGATGCAGTCGGCAGTGGCATGGTGGCGTACACCAACATGCGCGCCAACGGCAGAGGGGGTTTGGATGACGTCGCGGGCTTGGCCAAGGACGTAGCCACCTTCGATGCGCCGGGCGCCGGCAAGCGATGGGCAGGTATCGGCGATGCTGCTAAAGGCCGCCCAGCCCCCCCAATGCCCTCTGCCACCGCACGCACCCCCACCACCGTGCAGCAGCAACAGACCAACAACATCACCATCCACCAGCAACCGGGTGAATCCAGCGAGGCGCTGGCACGGCGTACCGCCAACGCGCTGCAGCACCAGCAGGCCGTGCAGGCCCGCGCCACCCTGGGAGACAGGAACTAAGCATGAAGCGCGAGTTCGTAACCGGCGCAGTAGACAAGCTGCTGTCGCAGTTCAAGGGCAATGATTCCGGCAACGCGCCGGTGCTGCTGATGCTGGGCGGCTTCAAGTTCAGCCTCAACACGGCCGTATTCCAGCAGATCCAGCAGTCCAACGATTTCCGCTGGCAGGCCCAGGATCGCGTCGGGCAGATGCCTGCACTGCAGTACACCGGCCCGGGCTCGGCCACCATGACACTGCCAGGCATTGTCTACCCGCTGTTCCGTGGCGCTGGCAACGAGATGTCGCAACTGCGCAAGCTGGCCAGCCAGGGAAAACCGCAGCGTCTGCTGACCGGCAAGGGCGGCAATCTGGGTCTGTGGATCATCGAGAAGATCGACGTCACCTCCAGCGAATTCACCGTCGACAGCCAGATCCAGAAGCAGGACTTCACACTCACTCTCCGGAAGCACAGCGATGGCACGAACGTATAACACCCGCGATGGCGATGTCGTCGACCGCGTTGCCTACGCGCACTATGGCGAGCAATCGCCGGCGATCCTGCGCGCGGTGTTCGATGCCAACCCCGGCCTGGCCGCGCGCGGCCCGGTGCTCACTGCTGGCGTGGCGATTGTCCTGCCGGACGTGCAGCGCCCCGCCAAGGAACGCAAGGGGGTATCGCTATGGGATTGAACATCACACCTGCGTTCCGCGTGGTGGCCAATAGCCAGGACATCACCGACAAGATCATGTCGCGCTTCAAGTCACTGCGCATCACCGACGAGACCGGCAACAGCTCGGACACGTTGGAGCTGCAACTGGCCGACCACGATCCGAACGATCCGATCCAGCTGCCGCCGGTTGGCGCGGAGCTGGAGGCCTTCATCGGCTACGACGGCGAGGTGCGGCGCATGGGCCTGTACGTCTGCGACGAGGTGGAGATTTCAGGCTATCCCGGCAGCATGACCCTGCGCGCACGCGCCGCACCGTTCGAAACCAGCAAAGGCGGCAAGAACGATCTGCAGACGCAGAAAACGCGCACATGGAAAAAGGGCACGACGATCGGCGACATGGTCAAGCGGATGGCCGCCGAACACGGCCTGACCGCTGCGGTAAGTGCGTCGCTGGCATCCATCGTGCTGCCGCTGACGGTGCAATCGCAGGAGTCGGACATGAACCTGCTGCTGCGCTTGGCCAAACAGCACGACGCCATCGCCAAACCGGGCGGCGGCCGGCTGATGCTGGTCAAACGTGGCGAATCGACCACCGCCAGTGGCGAACGCATTCCGGAGGTGACCCTTACGCCGGCCGATGGCAGCAGCTACCGCGTCACCATCGCCGCCCGCGACGATGCCGGCACCACCATCGCCTACTACCGCGATGTGCGTGGCGCGCAGCGCCAGGAAGTGAAGGTGGGCAGCGGCGAACCGATCGTGCGCCTGCGCATGGCCTATGCCGACCGCGAAACCGCCGAAGCCGCAGCGCGCGCCAAGCACCGCGAGCAAGCGCGGCAGACGCGTACGCTGAGCTACAGCCTTCCAGGCCGCGAGACGCTGATGGCCGAGGCTACGGTGATCATGCAGGGCTTTCGCGAAGGCGTGGATGGCGAGTGGCTGGTCAAACGCGCCGAACACAGCATCGGCAGCGACGGCTATCGCACCAGCATCGAGTGCGAGCAACCCAACAGCGCCGAAGCCGTGAAGGCGGCCAGCACCGCAGCGGTCAAGCAGGCCCCGCAGGTGGGCAGCGAAGTGTAGATCCACGCCAGGCGTGGATTGGCCTCCTAGCCCCTGCCCTGCCCGCAGTAGATCCACGCCATGCGTGGATGCTCTTCGCGCATCAGCTCACGTACTGCGCTTGGCCATTACCGAACGACCAGTTCTCCCTCTTCACTTCCACCAGATTGATGAACACATCCTCGCGGCGGATCCCCACCGCCGCGTGCAGGCCATCGGCAATACCGGCATACAGCGCCTTCTTCTGCTCCAGCGTGCGCCCTTCGTTCCAGGTGATCTGGATGCAGATGAAGTCATCGGTGCGGGCGATGCCCAGGTAGCCCGGGTCGTACACGAGAGTGCCGGCGTCGTGCTCCTGGAAGATCTGGAAGCGATCGCTTTCCGGCACGCCGACGGCACGCATAGCCTGGTAGATCGCTTCGCCGACACGCTGGCGATACTCGACGGATTTACCTTTGCGAAGATCGATACGGGCGAGCGGCATGGTGGCACTCCAGGGATGGGAGGGGGCGCGGCAATGGGCCGAGATTACGCCCGCCGAGGGCGGCGGGACAGCGCACGGATGGAACCCTCTGCTTCCATCGATGGCATGCGCCGCGCGGGGCTGCACGGCGTTCGGGTGTCGCAACACACAGAACGGGGAACACTTGATGTGTCTGGGTACTGTTGCGAACGTTCCCTCGTCCTCGAGCTTCAGCACGCGGCACAGCATGTATGCGTTGACGGGTATACCGATCAGCAGATCGGCGACTTCCATCGAAACGCTCTGCTGCTGGCCGCACGCCAGATCGCGCACGCCGCGCAGACAGGTCTCGGCGATGCGATCACCGCCGTGGCAAACAAGCCCGGGTAAATCGCAGGCAACAAAAAAGCCCCCATCGCTGGAGGCTTTTTTCGTTCTGCAACATGGTGGGCGGTACAGGGATCGAACCTGTGACCCTTGCCGTGTGAAGGCAATGCTCTACCGCTGAGCTAACCGCCCGGTG